CAGCATATATTCAAGAATTACGTTTTAACAATTACTGTGAAAGATTACAAAGTTTAATTACAGAAGAATTTAATCAAGAGTTCAAACGCTATCTATTAGAAAAGGGTGTCAACATTGATACAGCGATGTTTGATATTAGAATGCAACCGCCACAAAACTTTGCAAGTTACAGACAGAGTGAACTTGACAATGCTCGTATTGGAACATATACACAAATGGCGGCTGTTCCTTATATTTCAAATAGATTTGCTATGGGAAGATTCTTAGGCTTAACTGACGAGGAACTTGCTGAAAATGAACGCTTATGGAAAGAAGAGAACGACGAGAACTTAACTCCACCACCAACTGACGCGGCAGGCGAAATGAGAGGTGCAGGAGTTAGCGGTGCAGGTATGGACGCAGATATGGGTGCTATGGAAGACGAAGCACCTGAAGGTGAAGAGCCAGCACCAGTAGACGGTGGAACTGCTCCACCACCAGACACAGCAACAGGAGGCGCGGCACCAGGCGGTGGTACACCCCCTCCCGCATAAATAATAATATGACAAAGTTGAGAGAAATATTTTACTTCGATAAAGAAACACTTGAACCGGTTGATAATAAAGAATACGATCCGGTTGACGATCAATCTATTGTACAACGAGATGACACTCGTAAAACTCGACTAACACTACGTCAAATTAATAAGACACGCAAAGCGGCAGAGTTACACCGAGAGGAGTCAGAAAAAGAATTGCATTTCGTACGTCAAATGTACGGATTGCAGGCTAATGCTGAAGAAATGGGTGTCTAGTAATGTCCCGTGCAACTACGGCGTTCGTTATAGGTAACGGAACCAGTAGAAAATCTATAGATTTACATCAATTAAGAAAAAATAGTCCCCCTAATAGTAAGATATATGGTTGTAATGCTGTATATAGAGAATTTGAACCAGATTATCTAGTAGCTGTTGATACTAAAATGGTTACAGAAATTAATAGATCTGGATGGCAACTTACTCATGAAGTATGGACTAACCCTAATAGGGCATATAAATCCTTTAATAAATTTAATTACTTTAATCCTAGTTTAGGTTGGAGTACTGGTCCTACAGCATTAAATTTAGCTAGTGAAGAAAAACATAATAATCAAGACATTTATATATTAGGATTTGACTTCGAAGGAATTAATAATAAGCTGAATAACATATATGCAGATACAGAAAATTATAAAAAATCTGAAGCAGTAGCAACATACCACGGAAATTGGGCTAGACAAACAGGTATAATAATTCAGAAAAATCCAAATAAAAGATATATACGAGTAGCAATGGAACGAGAAGCTTTCCTACCAGACAATTTAAAGGTGTGGGGTAACCTACATCACATGACCGTTCAAGATTTTAAGGATTTATTCAAGATCCTATAATCTTAATGTAAAACGGCTCATATTGAGCCGATAACCACGTACTTTTCCTGAAAAACCATAAATATTATATGACAGCCTTACCATATCTAAACAAACAGGAGATTTAAAATGGCAGACAAAAATAAATTTGAGCAAATGTTAGAAAAGCTCATTGCAGAAGACCGTCCTGGTGCGGAAGAACTGTTTCACGAAATAGTTGTTGATAAATCCAGAACAATTTACGAAAAACTTTTAGATGACGATATGCCCGAAGTTGAAGTAGACGAAGGTAAAAAAGATTCTGAAGTTGACGAAAAAGAAGACACAAAAGCTAAAGAAGACGAAAAAGTCGACGAGAAATCAGACGAAAAAGCTGATGAATCAGACGAAGTAGTTGACGAAAAAGCTGATGAAAAAGCTGACGAAGATGAAAAAGAAGTTAAAGAAGAACTTGTTGACATCACGCCAGTTGAAGATGTTCCCCAAGAAGCAGACGCAGAAATAGGCGGCGATCCAGCAGATGCTATGATCGGCGATATTGAAGGCGGCGACGAAGGGGATGGCGATGACGACGGAACAGCAGATGATCATGATCATGAAGATCTGGAAGACCGCGTTGTTGACTTAGAAGATGCACTAGACGACCTTAAAGCAGAATTCGACTCCATGATGGGAGACGAAGGCGGCGACGACGACAACGGTGACGACGATGCAGATGCAGATGCAGATGCTGATGACGACAACGGTGACGACGAAGGTGGTGATGATGCAGAGGGTGGATTTCCATCCGATCTAGAAGCAGAGGAAAAACCTGCATTTGAAGGAAAAGAAGCAGAAGCGAAAGCAGAAGCTAAAGGTCCAGTTTCAAATACAGAGCTAATGCGAGAGTATGTAACAAAAGTATCTAGTGGACACGGCGCTGAAACAAAAGGCGGTGGAGAAACAGGTGGTACTAATACAAAATCTACAGTAGCTTCCAAAAATGACATGGGAGGCACAGCCTCTAATATTGCTAAAGGCGGAGAAGGCGGTGGTTCAAATACTGGACTAACTGGCAACGATGCTAAAGACGAAACAGCTGGTAACGTTAATGTTCCAGGTGGGAAGGCTAGCAAGTCATTAAAATCTGACTCTAAAGGCCACGGTACCGAGAAAAAGGGAAAAGGCGAAGACGGCGGAGCGAATACTGATTCAGTAATCGGTTCGTAATTTGTTGAGGAAAAAAGTGTTGCTTAACTTAAGAGAGAACTTAACATTCGACCAAGCTAAAATGGTCATCGAGTCTACCGAGAACGACAAGGGAGGCAAAGACCTTTATTTAAAAGGAATTTGTATCCAAGGTGGGGTTAAAAATGCCAATATGCGTGTTTACCCTGTTACCGAGATAGGTAGAGCTGTCAATACACTCAATGACCAAATTACTGGTGGATATTCTGTTCTGGGCGAAGTTGATCATCCAGAAGGACTCAACATAAACTTAGATCGTGTAAGCCATATGATCACAGAGATGTGGATGGATGGCCCAAACGGTTACGGGAAACTTAAGATATTACCTACGCCGATGGGACAACTAGTTTCGACAATGCTGGAAAGCGGAGTCAAACTAGGCGTTTCATCACGTGGTAGCGGTAACGTCACAGAGGACGGAACCGGACAAGTAAGTGACTATGAAATCATTACGGTGGATGTAGTTGCTCAACCCAGTGCTCCAGGGGCATACCCTACCCCAATATACGAGCATTTACTCAATACTCGAGGGGGGTATAAGGCAATGAACCTGGCACGTGAGCTAGAAGGCGACACAAAGGCGCAGAACTATTTAAAGAATTCTTTGGTGAATATCATCAAAGGGCTCCAGTAATAAGGAGAATATAATGTTGGACGCACTGAAATCACTCTTTGAAAACAATGTAATTTCTGAAGAGATCAGAGCTGAAATTCAAGAAGCATGGGACAAGAAAGTTACGGAAACGAAACTTACTGTTACTGCTGAACTTCGCGAGGAGTTCGCTTCTAAATATGAACACGATAAAGCACAAATGGTTGAAGCAATCGATTCTATGGTGAGCGAGAAACTAGCGGAAGAGATTTCCGAATTCACTGACGATCGCAAAAATTTAGCAGAAGCAAGAGCAAAATATGTTATTGCTATGCGTGAAAACGCAAACTTGTTAAAAGAGTTTGTGATGCAGTCATTGAAGAAAGAAGTAACTGAATTACACGAAGACCAAAAAGTTATGGCTAATAAATTTGGCAAACTTGAGGAATTTGTGGTTGACGCTTTGGCAAAAGAAATTGCAGAGTTCCACGAAGATAAGAAAGACTTGGCTGAAACTAAGGTAAAACTTGTACGTGAAGCTAAGAAACATCTTAACAAAGTTAAATCAACATTTGTTGAGAAGAGTGCTAAATTAGTATCAGATGTAGTTGGAAAAGGACTTAAAAAAGAAATTGGACAACTTAAAGAAGATATTGATTCTGCACGTAAAAATGATTTTGGTCGCAAAATTTTCGAAACATTCGCTAATGAATATTCGAACAGCTACTTAAATGAGAAATCAGAAACTGCTAAACTAATGAAAGTTGTTGATCTTAAAGATGGACAAATTAAAGAAGTTAAAGCAGAAGTAGATGCAAAATCAAAAGCAATCGCAGAGAAAAATGCAGAAATTTCTAAAATTTCTGATGCGGCTAAGAGAAAAGATGTCATGTCTGAACTAACTGCTCCTTTGAGCAAAGAACAGCGTGAAATTATGAACGACTTACTGGAAAGTGTACAAACAGACAAATTGCAAAAACAATTTGACAAGTATATGCCGGCGGTTATCGACGGGAAAACTCCAGCAAAGAAGAAGGCAACATTAACAGAATCAGAGGCAAGACAAGTAGCAATAACAGGCAACAAAGAAGAATCTAACGTTAGTAGTGTAAGCTCGGAAGCAACAAGTAATATTGTTGACATTCGAAGACTTGCAGGATTGAATTAAGGAGAAAACAATGTCAGA